CGGGGCATGGCGGGTCAGGTGGTGGCATCCTCCGGTCTGGCAGGAGTTCCTTCTTTGGTCCGGGACCTAACGGGCCAGATCGTCACCACAAGCGGCCTTTCCGGGTCAGCATCCGCCCTGAAGGTCATGGCCGGAGTCGTCATAACATCATCCGGTCTAGCCGGCGCTCTGACGGTCGTTGGCCAGGGGATAGTCGCCCTGTCGGGTGCCATTGTCACCGTCTCCAGCCTTGCAGGTAGTGCGGCGGTGCAAAAAGCGCTTGCTGGGCAGATCATCACAGAACATGCTCTTTCCAGCACTGCCTCAGTAATCAGGGGGCTCATTGGCCAGGCGATCACCTCCTCTGGTTTGTCGGGCACTCCTTCGGTTATCCGGGACCTAACGGGCCAGGTCATCACGGCATCAGGCCTCACAGGAAACGGCAGAGTAGTAATAGCACTGTCGGGGGTGGTATCCACCGTCACCGGGCTACAGGGCGCGCTCACCATCGCCTATGAGAACATCATAGAGCTTGCTGGCCAGGTAATAACGGCAACAGGGATAACCTCTGCTCTGTCTACCATCCGAGGCTTGCAGGGTCAGGTAGTGACCTCTTCGGGCCTGAGTGGGGCTGCATCCCTCTCGCTGGCATTGGCCGGGCAGGTGGTAACTTCAGTAGCGGCTGATTGCAGTGCATCTGTATCAATTGCTTTGGCAGGTGCTATATCAACAGTGACCACTATCACAGGTCATCTGATTGATGTTTTCCAGAGGGTGAAAAAAGCAGCTAGGATCGATTCTCTGATGACAGTCTACGCAAGGATCGACTCTGTAGTAAAGCGATTTGGGAGGTTCTGATGGACACATTCTTTGAGGGCAATTCTGTTATCATTGTCATAGATACCGATTTTGAGGGGCTTGATTCAGCTACCCTCATTGAAATAATAGTCACAAAGCCCTCGGGAGATATCGCTAAATGGACCGCAGAGCAGGTCGATCCTACGGACGCGATTTGGACAGAGCTGGGGCTCACGGTGACCGATCAAGATATTACGTACACTACCGATTCGGACGATCTCGACGAAACGGGCACATACAAGATGCAGGCTCATGTCGAATGGAACTCCGGGATGGATGAGCTCCATGGAACCATCAAGAAATTCAAGGTGAAAGCACACCTTCCGGAGGCCCGAATGACCCTCACAGGCTCGTATGTGGACGCCGCGGAGGCAGAGACGTATTTCGAGAATAACCCGAGCGCCATAACTTTCCTAGATTCTGAATACCTTGAATGGTATCTGCAGGAGGCCACGCGGCACATCGACCAGCTTCGGCTCCGAGGCGACAAGTACGATTCCACCCAGGACCGGGCTTTCCCCAGGGTCATCGATGGTATCATAGTGGGCGATAGTGATCAGAATGTGGTGGTACCTGACGACGTTTTAAGGGCCTGCATGGAGGAGGCAATAGCTCTCTATGCATATTATGCATCTACGTCAGAGCAGAAGCGGGCAAGCCTCCAGGCCCAGGGAGTCAAGAGCTACAGTATCGGCGACCTGTCCGAAACTTACGGACCCTCCACAACCACAGGACCAATGCAAGGGCTCAAAAGCTCCGCTGCATATCGCTTACTATCTCGTTACATTGCTCGCTCGGTGACAGTCAGATGATCGACGACTACCTTAACCAGAGCGCCTACCGGGTGGTCAAGGGCAAGCATAAGCTGTACGATGACACCACGGCGGCAACTCTCAACCTCACCGGAAGCCTCCCATCCGTGCCCTTCCGTGTCGCTGTGACCCTCTCAAGCGTCACCGGCCACACGGACGTCACCGGCACGGTCACCGTAGGCTCCGAGACCCTGACCTTCACTACCGCGACCCGAAAGACGACCACCACCATACTATCTGCCCTGCCCACGATCACCACGTCCGGTCTGAACTGCAATATCCTGGTCGAAGCTATCACATCAGCCGGCGCGCCGATCCTGGCAGAGACGCTTACCGCCATTGCGGTGCGGCTGGCTGCGAAAACCTCCGGATTCTACAATTCTGCAGGGGTCTGGACCAAGACCGACTACCTCATCCATTGCAAGACCGCGATGGACGTAGGCGATGTCGTGCGGTACGGGTCCACGGACTACGTGATCATGGCCCGGAAGGAAGCTGTAGACCTGGATGGAACGGTTCAGTTCTACAAATATCAGTCATCAGAAATGACATAGGAGAACCTGACATGGACAGCAATTTTGTTGGAATGGGGCCAGACAAGGCTCCTGGAAGAAGTATCGAGCATGAGACCATCGTCGAGAAGATAGATTTCGACAGCTTCAAGGAGAAGCAGGCCCTTGAAACCCTCCGGCTGATGCTTAGGCAGATGAACGACAGCCTGATCAGAGCCACAGAGACCACAGACACCAGCGCCTATAACCGCTTCAACGCGAAGGCATTCCTGGTGGACCTGGACGCCGCCAGGGCTCATGTGGTCCGAGAGTTTCCCTGCATCAAGGAGTAGGCCTCTCTTTCATTTTTTCAATAATAATAGCAATAATGAAACCCTTTGCCCGGCCATGTTTCATCGTGGATGGAGCGGATAGGCTCCTTTGCCCGATTCCGCTTAAGATCAACCCATATCGCGGCTGCGAGGGCAAATGCCTGTATTGCTCCATGAACGGGCAACACGCTCGGTGGAGGAGCAGGGCCAATGGCGATATATCCGAAGTTGCCCCCAGCCCTATTAAGTACATTGAGAAGATGTTCTACCGTTCTCACGGCATGGAGAGAGACCTCATAGATATGAGATCGCCGGTCCAGGTAGGGCACGCAAGTGACCCACTACAGCCTTTGGAAAAGGAGCATCGAATAACCCTTAAGACGCTGAAGATATTGCAGGATTTCGAATATCCGACGATAATCACTACCAAATGGCCCGGTGTCCTCACAGAAGGCCCTTATCTGTCCGTTATCGACTGTCTGCCTCTGGTAGTCCAATGCTCCATCAGCTCCGAAGATCAGGCCATGCTGGGCATCCTGGAGCCCGAAGCCCCGAGCTGGAAGAGAAGGATAGCAGCACTTGAGACTCTCAGCGAGTCCGGGGTTCATTGCATCCTCCGGCTATGGCCCTATATCCCTGATCTGGCCGGAAACCTGGAAGTTCTGCTCTCGTCTGCTTATGATGCAGGAGTCCGGACGGTGCAAGCCAACTTCTTGAAGCTTTTCAACGCGGGAAACGACCGGGGCCGATTCCGCGCCTCTTTAGGCTATGATCTTCCTGATAATTCTTTTATGACTTGGGAGCAGAGAGGGAACTTTAGGATCGCAGATCTGGGTAGTCAGATGATTGAGATCACCCGGCTGGAAGAGCTTTGTCACGATATAGGCCTGGAATGCCTCACATGCGACGATCTGACTGGCTCTAGGAATTGGCGGTCGTGCTGCGGGATTGATGGTTTGCCGGGCTTCCGGCCCGCTCCCTGGGCCTATTATGTTCGGGGGCATAAGATCACAGACCACACGAGCTATGAGGAGTACATGAGTGGCATGGATTGCCCGTGGGACACTGAGTTTCAAATGGAATGGAACCGGGGCCGATTGGCTAAGGCGGTTCCGGAGTTGGTTTTTCATGTTGGAGATAATACATATTCCAGAAGAAGTCTATAAGGCAAAGTCCGAAACGGGACAAACGTTGGAAGAGTTCTTAGATTCTGTTGAGGAAGGTGACTGATATGTGCGGCGGCAGCGGAGGATCGGGAAGCGGCGGGCGAAGCGGTGGTGGTGGCGGGAGTGCGCCCGATGCAGTGATCAACGTCATAACGGTTCACATGGAGTCGCAGTCTCACCCAGGTTCATTTATAGGGGAGTCGAAATTTATCCAACGTGGCACTGGTGAATGGACTCAGTACTTAGAGAATACGGGCGGGTGGAATAAAATTGGTGGGACCGCACCAAAATTAGAGGGCTTCTGGCGTCCCACTCTAAAAGATGCTATGGAAGACTCATTCGGACGGCGCGCAAATCGCTATACGGTAAAAAAGTGATCCATGAGCGCGTTGATAGCGTCGTCGTCGCTCCTTAGAAGCTTGCCCGATTTGGCCCAAAACGCAGCCAGCGCGGGCTTCGCTTCTTTGAGTCGTTGCAGGGTCTCGCGTGAGACCCCAATGCTAGACTCACTCAAGCGGTACACCGTCCATCCGGACGACAAAAATCCGGTCGCCTGGCTGACCTTCATCATCCATCCCGACGGCGGATGCTTCTCGGATTCTCATGCTCTTGCCGCCTGCTAGTTCTATGCAGACCGGTAAAACCGGGAATGGAGAAGGTGTTAAGCCCTCTCGGATCATGGCTTGCTCAACTTCGTCCTGGCTGTAATATGTTCTGACTTCGGTCTTAGTAGTTCGCATACATACCTATACGTTATTATACATACTTATACCTTTCGGTGATTTGCATGAAAGAAGATCAAGTTGAGGAGATAAAACCTAAGGCAATCGGCTTGGAGGCTTGGTTATAATGTGCGGTGGTAGCGGAGGATCGGGAAGCGGCGGGCGGTCTGGAGGAGGCGGCGGGGACATGTCCAAGAACGGTGACGCCGGCCAGCCGGGTGAAGTGGTGAGGGCGGCGAACAAATCGCAAAATAAACAACCGACCAATGCACGGATTGCATATGAAAAAGCCAGAAAAAAAGCGCGGCTAGACTCCGCTTCTGATAGATATGGGATGTTTGGGCATATAAAAAGTGCTTGGTGATTTGCATGAAATATGAAAAAATTGACCCTCGGGTCTGGTGGATGATATAATGGCGAAACTGACCACGATTTGCCCCGTATGCGAAAACGACATATCAATAGAAAGCCGGGACATCAAGCTCGCCGTAATGCAGAAAGGCAAGACTGCCGGCAAAACGATAATCGGCTGCCCAGCGTGCGCGAGAGTCTTGGTAATCGAGGACGCGCCGGAGAAAGATGTCTCTCAGTGGGTAGAGAAGGTGTCCGCTGATGAGGATTGGTTGGGGTGCATCCCGCTCATGGACCCGGAGCAGGCCAAGATCCCCACGGGCACCGTGGGCGATCTGGCTTTCCTCCGCTACAAACCAGGAGGTGGCGGCGAACCATTGCCCCGGAGGGAGTACATGGTCCGCTATGGGATCGACCCCAAGATCCACATCGACCTGAACCCCGGACTCGGGGGTAGCACGTTTGTGATTACAGATTCTAGGAGATAACTCCCTTAAGATTAGGAGGTATGTAGAAATGGATATTACAGCTATTGATATACCAAGCACAGTAACAGCAATTCTGACCATCATTGTCGCCGTTGGCGGCGTCCTGGGCAAGACCTACATCAGCAAGGCTCTGGCCGGCGTGGCTCTGCTCGCGGACATCCTGGTTGATGTCGGGCAGCTAATGATCACCATCTCCAAGGCTGGCGAGGACGGGGCCCTCTCTCCCGAAGAGTGGACTGCCATCAAGGAGCAGGCCCGAGAGATAGAGCAGACACTGATAGCCATTCAGGGCAAGTTTGGCACCATCTTGGGCTGACCTTCCCTCTTCTTTTTGCCCGGTGGACAATGACAGGCAAAGTGTCAAAGCAATCCACTGCCGGATATATGACTTGTGCAAATATAAACGCTTCCGGGCCTTTGGCAGGTTGAAAATATGGCTGAAGATTGTGATCCGGCGGTTCTCCATGCAAGGGTATGCGTGTTGGAAGCCGATAACAAGCGGCATGATTCTGAGATAGGGCAGTTGTGGGGCGACGTGAGTACGCTAAAAGCATGTGCCGCCAGCCTGCCAGAGATGAAAGACGACGTTTCCCAAATCCGTATAGCGGTCGATCAGTTCAAGGACTGGATGACCCGCGAGGAAGGAGTCCGGACCGGGAAACAAGCGATATGGGCGACCTATCGCGAGCCTATCCTGAGACTGATCTACTTCTTGGCCAGCCTAGTTGTACTAGGGATATATGAGATCTGGCAGCACCTAGCGGGGACGGTCTGAATGAGGCTCACAGATCTGGATTGGCGGGAAGTCCTGAACGAATGGGAAGTAGGAGACCTCATGTACCTCCGGAGCATCATCGATGAAAAGCTTTCAATGTGCTCGCGGCGCAAGGCAATCATCAGGAGGGAGTAATCATGTCGGTCCTCATCTCGATTTTCCCGATGGCTGGCGAGGTTATAATCTATATCTGGAAGGCCATAGAACCCGACATGAAAGATCCGTTTTGGGAGGAATGAGATGATCACGGATGACGACCGGGAACGGTGGACCGATGAGTCCGCCACCAGTTTCCGTTTATGGGCCTCTGCAGAAAGGAAATCCAAAAGTATCAAGATAACCCAATTCGACCCTTCCCCCGTTATCAGGAAGGTGTTTTATGAAGCCGGCGATGCCCAGCTAGACGTTCTGTCTGAAGAGTTCGGCGTGGGCTATCGCTTCGACTTGAGATCGGCAGAAGCTGAGGCCTGGATCAGCGAATACTCCGGGCAACAGATAAAATACATTTCGGCTACCAACCAGGCGGCCATCCGGCAGATCAAGCTCATCGCATTCCAGGAAGGCATGACCATTCCGGAGCAGAAGAAGCTCATCAAGGAGCATATTGGCCTACTGCCTCAGCACGTGGTCGCGGTGCAGAACTATGAGGCGAACCTGCGAAAGTCTGGGATGGACGAAGGCTCTATAAGCCGGCTGACTGAGAAATACAGAAAAAAGCTCATCAATTACCGGGCTAAGATGATTGGCGTAACCGAAGGCATGGCAGCCAGTAACGAGGGTATCAGGAAAGCCAATGAAGATGCCATGAAGCGCGGTATCCTACCAGCAGACAAATATGAGCAGGTCTGGATTGCATCCGGGCTGCCCAACACCTGTGACCAATGCATGGCCGCGAATGGCAGCGCCGCTCCAATCGGCGGAACATTCCCGAACGGCTCCCGTGGCCCGCCCATACATCCTCATGATCATTGCACAGTCATAATTAGGAGGAAATGATGCCCAGAGTAACATGGAACGGTGAAGCCCTGGCGGCCAGAATCCTGTCGTCCGCGGTGGATGGTGCCGAAGAGTGGGCGCGGGCCGATGCTATGCCTCTGGCCGTGGAGAATTGCCCGATTGACCAGGGCGCGCTCAGAGGGTCTCAGACTGTGAAAAGAGAGGACAATTCTGTAATCATGGGCTTTGGGGGACAGGCAGCACCGTATGCACTGATTGTCCACGAGGACCAGACGGTTTACCATCCAGTGGGGAAAGCAAAATTTCTGGAAGACTCATTCAACGAAAAGCTGCCGGATCTTCCTGAAAAAATCGTAAATAGAATCAAGGGGTCACTATGACTATTGTATGGGATATGATGGATGCTCTGATAGCGGCAGGATATGCTACAGAGTTTGGAGTCGACATATTCTATCACTACTTCCAGCCAGAGCCGACCGCCCAGCTCATGGTCATGCAGAAGCGTGGCCTGAACCCACTTGTGACGGTAGACGATGTGACCTCCCAGCCCGGCCTCCAGGTCTACGTGATAGACAGCGACTTGGAAGCAGCGGAGATCAAAGCCGAAGCTATTTATAATTATTTCAAACTGTTGAAAGGCGTCGTGGGTCAGGCCATCTATGCGTCGGGTGTCCCGGTGTTCCTGGGGCCGATAGGCGATGGCCGATATAAGTTTGTGGTGGACTTCCAAGTATTTGGAAATTAATTCACATGTTTTTATCATTACCAGTTTAGTATAGAAAGTATTACCTCAGAGGTGTAGAAATGACAAGTGCGATTAGTGGAATGAAAGGCTCTCTTTGGGTATGCGCTACAGAAAATGGCTCATACGTAAAATTGGCTGAGTTGATAGACTGCAAACTCAGGATATCCGGGGCGGAGATCGACACAAGCAACGTTGATGACTCCGGGTGGGGCTCGAGCATCGCAGGCGCGAGGAGCTGGGAGATTAGTGCTAACAGCAACTTCATAGTTGCCGATCCTGCTTACATACTCCTCATAGCCGCACAGATCGCCAATACAGATGTCTGGTGCATGATCCTCACGGATGGGACCCCCACATCCTCGCCAGTGGGCTGGAAGGGCAAAGGCGGCCTGAGCAGTACTGATATCGATGTGGCGGGAACCAAGACCCAGCAGAAAGTCGCATGGACAATCAAGAGCAGGGGCGCATTAGCCGCCGCGACCTGAGGCTGATAG